TGATGTTGTTCCTTTAACCTAAGAGACCGAGTAGCGCGCCGAAAGCAGCGCCGTAAGGACCGCCAATTTGGTAACCGGCAGCAGCACCGCCCAAAGCACCAGCACCCACGTTGCGCGTGTATGGTGTAGTCGTTGTAGTGCCAAGGTTTGGCAGTCCCATACCCAAAGCAGACTGCGCAACCCGTAGTTTCTCAATGCCAATATTGCGTTGCGCGTCCATCTGATCTTGCAACAACTTTTGGCGTGCTCCACCAGCACTTATTACCGCATTAGCGCCACTCATGCGCAGACCCTGCTGTAGTTGCCCAAGGTTGCCCAACTGACTAGCAGCACCCAGCCTTAACTGAGCACCGGAAAGACCAGCACCTTGATTGGCAAGCATTGCCTGCTGCTGGCGTGCAAGGTCTTGCTGCTGCGCGGCCATCGCCTGGTTGAATGCATTCTCGTTTAGCTGCGTAGAAAGCCTACCGGCCTGCGTGCCATAGCCCAGGTTTGTCTGCGCCTCGGCTACACCCTGACGCGAACCGCCGAAGGCTCTTGCAGCACCAGCTTGCGCCGCAGTCTGGCGTATAGCGTTCTGACGTGAAGTCTCTAAGTCCGCTAAAGCATTCTCACGCACATATTGCGTGTACGGGTTCATGTAGCTGCCGATACTTCCGGCGCCACCCATGCCAAGGTTTGCTTGTGCAGCATTGACCATCGCCGGTTGATAAGTACCCTCTACCCCAGTGCGGTATGTGGCCTCATCAACAGTACCAAGGCCAGGGCCCGCAAGTGCAGTGTTAACTAACTGCTTCTCTCCGGCCTCGTACAGAGGATTGAACCCAGCAAACTCTTGCACGGGTAGCGCACCAGCAACACCCTGCGCCTGCTCCAAGTTAGCTAAGAATGCTTTCTTTAGATCGGGGTCGATGCTCGTCGTACCCGTAGTGCTTCCACCTTTGCTCATATCGTACCCCTTTACATTTCGAGCAAGCCGCGTAGCTTGCCCTTAGAAATCTTGCCGCTGTTGATGGCGTTCATTAACTCGATGCCGTACTTCTTTACAGCCTTGTCGTTGATGACAAACTCGCCAGACTTCAGCGTTGCGTAGCCATCATCTGGGCCTGATGGATTTGGACCTTGCAAGCGGTTCATGGATACCGGACCGCCTTTTGCGTAGCCGCCGCCACTATCGCCACCAGCATCACGGCTGCCCCAGCCTCTGTTATCACCGCTGTTATCACCACCATAACTACCGCCGTAACCGCCACCGCCGCCGCCTCTACTGTATCCCTCGTTGCTGTAGTCATTAAATGAAGGCAAGTCGGTAGTGGTAATCGGGCTATACGTTACAGGGGTCGCAACTGCCGCCTCTGGCGTTGCTACTACAGGGGTAAAGCCGCTGCCAACATTAACGTCATAACGTGGTATTGCTGCATCGCTTACCGGCGTCGCTAGCAACCCCAACTGCTGTGCAAGTTGCTGCATTTGCATAGGGTCTTGTGCAGTGTTTCCGGTATTGATTTCGCTCGTAGCATTTGGGGTAATTCCCCGCGCAATAAGTCCCTGATTTTCAACAAATTCTGGGTTTAAAAATTTCTGTACTCCCCCTAGAGTTGTATAACCAAATAGCTTTTGCGCGCCTTGCACAAACTTTGCCATACCAGGATTGTTCGCGTAGTAATTCGCTTTCTGCGCGTCACTAAGATTTTCCCAAGCATCAGGATCGTTTCTCTCATCCAGTTGCTCTTGGCTTAACCCGCGAGTCCAAGGACCAATAGAACTAAATTCTGGTATCACTCCAGAGCCAGCAGCCTGGGAAGCAGCAGCAACACGCTTGTACAAGTTAGGGTCATACCCACCCATCGCACCACCAGCGCCAGCGCCGCCGGTTGTGCCACCACCACCTGTTGCACCGCCTGATCCACCACGGCCACCTGATGCGCGCATCCGAGCCAAGATGTCCTCATACGGACCCTGATTTGCATACGGCAGGTAAGTCCCAAAGTATGACCCCCCCGGAATAGAGACGTTGTTTGCTCTTTGATAATCAGTGATGCCACCTAGACTCATATCGTGCCCCTTACAAGTTCTTGCTCAAAATAAACCACTTAGGTTCGTATCCTTCATCGCGCAGAAACGTCTTGGCCCAGCCTTTACGTCCTGCGAGAGTGACTCGCGTGCAACCTAAACTCTTACCCCAGCGCTCGATGTGTGGTCGCATCAGCTTGAGTTCATCTAGGTCGCCGCCAGCCAAGAAGTAGTGCAAGTTCTTGATTTGCGGGTAGACAATGATCTCGGTCACCACCACCGACTTGACGCCAGGCCAGACTTGGAATCTGTCCTTGGCCACCCCATCGGCAATGTCATCAAATGTGTGTGTACCTTCTGAGTATTCTAAAGCCGATTCGACATGGTGGCGCAGCCTTACAAGCTCGTCCACGTCTGTCACCGACGCCCACCAGCCGTAGCCTCCAGGCGCATAACCCCAATCCTCCAATCGGCCAAGGTGTTACCCGTAACCTTCATCTCAACCTGGCGCCCAGAGAACCGGACGCTGGTAGGGTTTGCCGCCGTAAACGGCCCAAAAGTAGACTCCGCGCCTGTTGGGTAGAACCTTGACGTGAAAGAAACAACGGCCTCGCCCAAGGTTTGCTCGTCAGGAATCACCTGCCTGACGTTCATTATGTTTTCGCCGGTCCCCAGCTCAATGGGTCCAGATTGCGCGTACAGCACTGCCGAGTCATAGTCAAAGCCCACCTCGTGCTCGTAGATGTACCCGCTGCTGTCTACCATGATCGGGTAGGTATACACGCCAGCATCCGTACCCGATAGGCGAGACAATGTGCCTATGTTCCAGTGACCCTCGCGGTAGTTGTACGTCACATAAGAGTCGTTCTCGTTGTTTGCGTTTGATGGGTAGAACCACCATATCTCACCAAATTTACTATTGTGAACGGCATAGACTTTTGACTTTTGCGTTAGGTTTATGTCGTTAAAAACGTAGTCTGATACATCGCACGGCAGTGGCTTGACGTACCCGTCGTATATCCAGAACCCGCTACTAGACATCCATATGGCGGCAGTGTCGATAGCTGCCACTGACTGCGCCGAGATCAACCCGCACCCGCTACCGGCCTTCTCAAACCCGTACACGAACGGAGGCCCAACATATTGAGCCGTGTGTACGTCGACGTCAGTAAACAGTAGGTTCACACCCTTGACGCGCTTACCCGCAATTAGAGTCCCCGTTGTGGACAGCTCGTAGTCACCCGCCAAATTGTCTATCGCCGCAGTCCAAATCGTGTTGTTCTCTTGATCGCACCAGGCAACCTTGCGCGGGTTACCGCCAGCACCTAAAGCAAACATGATCCGGTCAGCAGTGACCATCACCGCCTTGTTGCTTGTCGGTGCGTTTGTGATAACCGCTGCCAGAGTAGGCGTTGCAAACCCTAGCTGCCACTCGTACAGTTTGCCGTCTGCATTTGAGCAAGCAATTAGGTACTCACCCCAGGTATCCATCGACCAGGTTGTTGCGCTCACTATGTCACCCAAGTCAGGACGCTGGACGCCATAGGCGAAGTCTCCGTAGGTGCTGTACCCGTAGCCGGTGTAAGACGTAGCGTCAGCAATGCCTGCGGTAAACCCTGTGGGCGTGATCTCTTTGAGAGTGCCTGACTCGCTCATCACATAAAGTTTAGTGTGCGTACCGGCTGCAATCCAACGGTCATTGCTGTTATCGCGCCAGGTAATCAGTCCCCTGGTCTTTCCACTCATCGCCGTCTGCGCAGTGACCCGCTTACGCCACCCGTTAACAGGTCGCAGCGTGTTCTCGTACCAGCGCACTAGGTTAGCGTCGAACCAGCGCCCAGATGACTGGTACTCGGTCCCGTTACGGTAGATGCCTGGTGGTATTTTTAGGGGTATGTACATGACGTTCTCACAATGTGTTTGACACAAATTGCATTGTCGCAATCAGCGACGCGGTAGATGGGTAGTTGGACGCTGCCGCATACGCCTGGATGCTCACTGCGGTGCTGTCAGTCTCCCACCATAACTCAACATAGTCAGTGGCATCAAGTGATAAAAAGTAGTTCCAGGCAACAATTGTGTGGCCATCGACTGCGCCATGCTTACTTGGTATTCCAATAAATCCGGTAGAGCCGACAAGGTTTGTCCCGTTGATCTTGATCCAGACCCTTACATCATGGTCTGCACTATCTGTATTCTCAAATTCTCCAGACCACTGAAGGTTGTAGATACCGGAGTCTGTGACCGTGATGCGCGAGTTGCTGGCCACCGTAATGCCATTGGTGTAATCAGTCGTGTTAAACGTCATCGCATACGCGGTATTGATGGCCGCTGCCGTCTGGTCTGCCGTACTCTGAAAGGCTCCATAGGGGGCGTTGATGTACCGGCTACCCTTGACGCCAAACAAAGCGCCAAGCACCGAAGTCACTTTTCTGAAGTAAACATTGAGCGCGCCATTGGACTCGTTGAAGTTTCGGCGCTCGTACTCCTCTGGTGGATACCCCAGGTTTGGCGGTGTCGGAGTCTCAAGTTTTTGCTGGATGGCCATGATTTATGCCAGCATTGAAGTCGCCGCTGTCTGCACATGAGCAACCCTATTTAGCCAACCCTTTAGGAATTTTTGCTGGGTTGAATTTTTTTCTACGATAGAGTTGTAAAAATCTTCCTTTTGCTTTGCAAAATTTTGCAACAATTGTGCAGGCGTTGTTTTGTTTACCAGGGCCATAGTGCCAGGCCCGATAGCACCGTCAGCAACCGCCCCTACAGCTTGCTGGAGGAACTTGGCAGCGCGGCCAGGCCCAGCGTTCACCGCAAAGTCAAAGACTGCGTAATCGACGCCCTGCGGTAAATCATCACCTCGCACCTTGTCCCAATACATCTTTTTGTAGAACGGCTTTACGTCAGAACGTGTCAGGGCTTTCATCTCCCCTGGATTTATTGGCCTACCAAGATAGGCACTCCAAGCATTGATGGTCACGCCCAAGTTAGTCTCACCCCCAGAATCATCCTTGTCCCAGACATAGCCACCCTCGGAGTGAATAATCCGGTCAAAGGAGATATCAAAATTTGCGTTCATCTTGATGCCTTGTCTTGCAACTTCTCAGCAGTACGCAAACCACCAAGGCCAAGCATTCCCAGC